TCTGTTTCAACCAGGCAGTTAACATGACATTCCGCAATCACACCACCGGGTTCTCCTTTCCATTTTTGGCAAACAAAAACTCCTGTTAAATTGCCGTGCTGGTTAACAGATGTATGCCCTACGATGTAGCTTCCTTTAGTTGCTTTTTCTGCCTTTTCACGCAGTGCCTGATAATTAATTTCGCTCACTTCGAACCTCTCTGTTTACTGATAAGCTCCAGATCCTCCTGGCAACTTGCACAAGTCCCGACAACCCTGAACTGCCAGGCGTCTTCGTTCATCTATCGGATCGCCACACTCACAACAATGAGTTGCGGATACAGTCTGGTAGTTCAGGCGACGCATTTTTATTGCTGTATTGCGCTGTAATTTCTTCAATTTCTGATGCTGAATCAATGATATCTGCCATCTTTCATTAATCCCTGAATTGTTGGTTAATACGCTTGAGGGTGAATGCGAACAATAAAAAAGGAGCCTGTAGCTCCCTGATGATTTTGCTTTTCATGTTCATCGCTCCTTAAAGACGCCGTTTAACATGCCGATCGCCAGACTTAAATGAGTCGGTGTGAATCCCATTAGCGTTACCGTTTCGCGGTGCTTCTTCAGTACGCTACGGCAAATGTCATCGACGTTTTTATCCGGAAACTGCTGTCTGGCTTTTTTGATTTCAGAATTAGCCTGACGGGCAATGCTGCGAAGGGCGTTTTCCTGCTGAGGTGTCATTGAACAAGTCCCATGTCGGCAAGCATAAGCACACAGAATATGAAGCCTGCTGCCAGAAAAATGCATTCTGTTGTTGTCATGCCGGGTCTCTCTCGTTTGCTTCTGCTTTCGCCGCCATCATTTCCAGCTTTTGTGAAAGGGATGCGGCTAACGTATGAAATTCTCCGTCTGTTTCTACTGGTATTGGCACAAACCTGACTCCAATTTGAGCGAGGCTATGTGCCATCTCGATACTCGTTCTTAACTCAACGGGAGATGCTTTGTGCATACAGCTCCCCGTTTATTATTTATCTCCTCAGCCAGCCGCTGTGCTTTCAGGGGATTTCTGATAACAGAAAGGCCGGGAAATACCCAGCCTCGCTTTGTAACGGAGTAGACGAAAGTGATCGCACCTACCCGGATATTATCGTGAGGATGCTTCATCGCCATTGCTCCCCAAATACAAAACCAATTTCAGCCAGTGCCTCGTCCATTTTTTCGATGAACTCCGGCACCATCTCGTCAAAACTCGCCATGTACTTTTCATCCCGCTCAACCACGACATAATGCAGTCCTTCACGCTTCATACGTGGGTCATAGTTGGCAAAGTACCAGGCATCTTTTCGTGTCACCCACATGCTGTACTGCACCTGGGCCATGTAAGCCGACTTTATGGCCTCGAAACCACCGAGCCGGAACTTCATGAAATCCCGGGAGGTAAACGGGCATTTCAGTTCAAGGCCATTGCCGTCACTGCATAAACCATCGGGAGAGCAGGCGGTGCGCATACTTTCGTCGCGATAGATGATCGGGGATTCAGTAACATTCACGCCGGAAGTGAACTCAAACAGGGTTCTGGCGTCGTTCTCGTACTGTTTTCCCCAGGCCAGTGCTTTAGCGTTAACTTCCGGAGCCACACCGGTGCAAACCTCGGCAAGCAGGGTGTGGAAGTAGGACATTTTCATGTCAGGCCACTTCTTCCTGAGCGGGGCTTTGCTATCACGTTGTGAACTTCTGAAGCGGTGATGACGCCGAGCCGTAATTTGTGCCATGCATCATCCCCCTGTTCGACAGCTCTCACGTCGATTCCGGTACGCTGCAGGATAATGTCCGGTGTCATGCAGCCACCTTCTGCTCAGAGGCTTTCTGTTTCAGGAATCCAAGAACTTTCACTGCTTCGGCCTGTGTCAGTTCTGACGATGCGCGAATGTCGCGGCGAAATATCTGGGAACAGAGCGGCAATAAGTCGTCATCCCATGTTTTATCCAGGGCGATCAGCAGAGTGTTAATCTCCTGCATGGTTTCATCGTTAACCGGAGTGATGTCGCGTTCCGGCTGGCGTTCTGCAGTGTATGCAGTATTTTCGACAATGCGCTCGGCTTCATCCTTGTCATAGATACCAGACAAATCCGAAGGCCAGACGGGCACACTGAATCATGGCTTTATGCCGTAACATCCGTTTGGGATGCGACTGCCACGGGCCGGTGATTTCTCTGCCTTCGCGGGTTTTGAATGGTTCGCGGCGGCATTCATCCATCCACTCGGTAACGCAGATCGGATGATTACGGTCTTTGCGGTAAATCCGGCATGTACAGGATTCATTGTCCTGCTCAAAGTCCATGCCATCAAACTGCTGGTTTTCATTGATGATGCGGGACCAGCCATCAACGCCCACCACCGGAACGATGCCGTTCTGCTTATCAGGGAAGGCGTAAATTTCTTTCGTCCACGGATTAAGGCCGTACTGGTTGGCGACGATCAACAATGCGATGAACTGCGCATCGCTGGCATCACCTTTAAATGCCGTCTGGCGAAGAGTGGTGATCAGTTCCTGTGGGTCGACAGAATCCATGCCGACACGTTCAGCCAGCTTCCCTGCCAGCGTTGCGAGTGCTGTACTCATCCGCTTTATACCTCTGAATCAATATCAACCTGGTGGTGAGCAATGGTTTCAACCATGTACCGGATGTGTTCTGCCATGCGCTCCTGAAACTCAACATCGTCATCAAACGCACGGGTAATGGCTTTTTTGCTGGCCCCGTGGCGTTGCAAATGATCGATGCAGAGTGATTCAAACAGGTGCTGGGGCAGACCTTTTCCCATGTCGTCTGCCAGTTCTGCCTCTTTCTCTTCACGGGCGATCTGCTGGTAGTGACGCGTCCAGCTCTGAGCCTCAAGACGATCCTGAATGTAATAAGCGTTCATGGCTGAACTCCTGAAATAGCTGTGAAAATATCGCCCGCGAAATGCCGGGCTGATTAGGAAAACAGGAAAGGGGGTTAGTGAATGCTTTTGCTTGATCTCAGTTTCAGTATTAATATCCATTTTTTATAAGCGTCGACGGCCTCACGAAACATCTTTTCATCGCCAATAAAAGTGGCGATAGTGAATTTAGTCTGGATAGCCATAAGTGTTTGATCCATTTTTTGGGACTCCTGGCTGATTAAGTATGTCGATAAGGCGTTTCCATCCGTCACGTAATTTACGGGTGATTCGTTCAAGTAAAGATTCGGAAGGGCAGCCAGCAACAGGCCACCCTGCAATGGCATATTGCATGGTGTGCTCCTTATTTATACATAACGAAAAACGCCTCGAGTGAAGCGTTATTGGTATGCGGTAACGCCGCGCTCAGGCGGCTTTGATAGTCATATCATCTGAATCAAATATTCCTGATGTATCGATATCGGTAATTCTTATTCCTTCGCTACCATCCATTGGAGGCCATCCTTCCTGACCATTTCCATCATTCCAGTCGAACTCACACACAACACCATATGCATTTAAGTCGCTTGAAATTGCTATAAGCAGAGCATGTTGCGCCAGCATGATTAATACAGCATTTAATAAAGAGCCGTGTTTATTGAGTCGGTATTCAGAGTCTGACCAGAAATTATTAATCTGGTGAAGTTTTTCCTCTGTCATTACGTCATGGTCGATTTCAATTTCTATTGATGCTTTCCAGTCGTAATCAATGATGTATTTTTTGATGTTTGACATCTGTTCATATCCTCACAGATAAAAAATCGCCCTCACATTGGAGGGCAAAGAAGATTTCCAATAATCAGAACAAGTCGGCTCCTGTTTAGTTACGAGCGACATTGCTCCGTGTATTCACTCGTTGGAATGAATACACAGTGCTGTGTTTATTCTGTTGTTTATGCCAAAAATAAAGGCCACCATCAGGCAGCCTTGTTGTAAATGTTGCAGGTATCAAGTAAGTAATTAGATGGAGCGCCATAAATTATGAATTCATCGTTTGTCGGGTCCATCTCCATCTCTTGTCCTATTGCCATTCTTGCGTCAGTGTCGTCAGTGTCGTCAGCGGCGAAGCATAAAACAGCCCACGCACCCATTGTTTTAAAAAGAACTGCAATTGGCTGTGGTTTTACTGAATTTGCGTTAGCGCGAAAATCACAAATCGCACTTTCATGAAATTCCATATATCACCTCAAATAAGTGGTTTGCTGCCTAATTTCATTTTCTGGCGACCAACACAAGTCATCTTGCTGTCAGTTGTTTGGATTTACGGTAGCCTGCCGCGTAAAGAGCTACATTTGGAAGACAAGTTGAGCCTTCATATTTTCTGGTCAACGTTGTCAGTGTTATTACTTCTGCTCTCATTGCTGGTTTGCGTTTGCATTGTAAGACCACTCGTGATGGGGTTGGCCTGTGTAGTTTGTCGGAGCTAATCGCCTCCTGACTTTGCAGGTTTGCGCGACGAGCTCTACGGCGAGAAGCTGCGGTGCCTTTAAATTCTGTTTTTCTGGACATAGATTCCTCCCGAATAAACTTTGGCGATGCAATCTCGAAGCTCCTCCTGAGACGGTTGCTTCGGCATTGCATCCCACAGCTTATGTGGTTGGGTGATCTGGCTTTTCAGCCACGTAGTCGAGAGTCGACGTTGTTTAAAGAGCCTGCCAGTCTGTTCCATTTGGCTTCCAGCGTCCTGCTGATGGTTAAATAGTACGATATGTACTTCACTTGGTCAATACAATTTGTTCTAAAACGGGGCGTTTTTTTACAACGCTTTGTATTTAATAGTATTGTTTTTTAGCGTGGGTGTATTGCCTCGGCGATGTAAGGAGAGATCAGAATTGCGTTGTTTAGTGAGTTGTATCTATTTATTTTCCAATAAATACAATTGGTTATGTGTTTTTTTGGGCGAGAGGAAAAGAAAACCCGGCATGGAGGCCGGGTTGATGATTAGCGGTGTGGCCTTGAGCGATAATGCTCACACACATGTTCAAGATTTCCATGCCTTATCCGTTCATAGGCATTCACATGAACTTCTCGATCGAATTGGTCATTCAAATTGTATGTAGACATCTGTGTTTTCTCATATTGGCGGCAGCCCTACAACCGCTTGAAAAAATGTACCAGACGCGCTAAGGTTACATCGCAAATATTGTGTACCTTAACAAGGGCTCCTTTTGGAGGCTCTGGTTAAACAGCATCAATGTCGGACTGGGGAGTTGGACATTGTGCTGAATGCTTTTGCATTATTGAGGCCGAACGTAAACCTTCAGAATTGAAGAGATGCGTTCGGCTTCTTCGTTTGTGATATCGTTAGGAATGCCTTTAATCGTTACTGTAACCCCTGATTCAGGTCGAAGAACTACTGGAAGATCATAGGTATGAAGTGCATTAGCCTTGCCTTCGACTTTTGTTGGTTCGCCAGTCAAATCTTTTTCCTCACTGGATTCTTTGTCAATCGGAGTGTATGGGATTTCTTCACCAGACTGGAAAGCTACAAACTTTTTGATTGCACTTTCCATGCGGCTTTTATATGCAGTAATGCTGCTGTCGCTAGGCTTCGGCTCAGTTGCGTTGATGTATCGCTCGGCAAGCTCATTCACATCAAGCTGAGTAACATCACCCATTTCCTCTTCTTGGACTACCGTTAAGAGGCGAGCGGATGAGTTTTTTAAATTTCGAGCGGTGGCCTCCTTCATTATGTTCAGCGACATAAGCTCTTCAAGGAAGTCCTTGAATGCCTGCACGCTAACGTTTGACTTTGCCATTTGCTCTCTCTCTAAGTTATTGACTCAGATCGAGTTTATCCAGGAATTGATTTGCATGCAAGACTCAAGTCTTGAGAATTTCCGTTCAAGATCCACTCTCAATAAAAAAGGCCGCACCTCTGCGACCTTTCATCTCCTAAATCTCTTTTCTCTTACCTAAAGAAACAGCAGGCTGGGTCAGCCCTAACAACTTCAAGTGCATCGGTCAGAGAAAGCTCCGTGCTATACAGGTGTTATTTCATATCTTTTTGCATCCAATAAATTTTCCATCTGTCCAGAGAGCGGATGCACTTGATTCTTGTTGATGGCAGGACGTTTTTTCACCTGCCTCACCCTGCCATACAGGACGCTGCTCACCGATATCTATCGTCCGGTCATTGATGTTATAGACAATATCCAGATCATTACGGATATACTCAGATGGCCTTATGCTTTCAATGAATAGATGAACTTCTTTTTGACCGCTTGATACTCATGGCCATTAAACTCCATCTATCCTCTTTACCCAAACGTCTCTTCAGGCCATTGGCTGGCGATAACTTTCCCCACAACGGAACAACTCTCATTGCATGGGATCATTGGATATTGCGGGTTTAGTGGTTGTAGAAACACCTGACCGCTATCCCTGATCAGTTTCTTGAAGGTAAATTCATCACCACCAAGTCTGGCTATGCAGAAATCGCCGGGCTCAACAGCTTGCTCAGGGTCAACCAGAATTAACATCCCGTCAGGAAAACTAGGTTTGGAACCTGTTGGTGCGGTCATTGAGTTACCTTCAACCTCAAGCCAGAATGCAGAGTCACTGGCTTTTTTGGTTGTGCTTACCAATCTCTCCGCATCACCTTTGGTAAAGGTTCTGAGTTCTGGAGAGAACATCCCAGCCTGAACATGAGAAAAAACAGGGTACTCATATTGTTTTTTAACTGGGGCCGATGAGTATTCGCCAACAGGTGAAAATGTCCCGTCGTGGTTGAATGATATGTTATCAATACCAAGGTATTTAAACACCACACCAATATCACTAAGAGATGGATGACGAGATCCGCGCAACCAGTGTCCAATTCCACCCTGCGTCATACCTAGCTCTTCGGCTAACTTCTCTTGAGTTATGCCGAGCTCTTTCATTCTGGATCTAGCCAGTTCATACCATTTCATTTTCATGTCCTTATTATTACGCTCTGTACTGGAACCATCCATGCACAATGTGTATTTTTACTTGTATTTGAGAAGTACATATTGTATTTTTTATTCGTGGTTACTATGGAGGGCATATGAGCAACCTACGAAAATATCGAGAGTCACTGAATATCTCTCAAACAACACTTGCTAAGGCAGTTGGATGCACACAGGGAGCTATCGGACATTGGGAATCTGGTCGTCGCTTCCCAGACCTTAAAACATGCCGTGCTCTTGTTGCGTGTCTAAACAAGTTAGGCGCAAAAGTAAGTCTTGATGACGTGTTCCCGCCGGAGCACAAAGCCGCTTAATAAGCGGAGCCGCTCTTTGTAACAACGGACATTCGTCCTACGTCGCTGAAAAGCGAGTCCCAAGATATCTGACCAACTAAGGCCATATGCGTTTCCACGCATACCTTTCAACTAACTATTCACTATTGGAAATCTTAAGAAATGGAACGAACAAGTTACAGCAAACTATCACAGCGCGACGTTGATCGCGCAGAAACAGATTTACTCATCAACCTGTCAACGCTTACACAGCGCGGTCTGGCAAAGATGATTGGCTGTCATGAATCGAAGATAAGCAGAACGGACTGGCGGTTTATTGCTTCGGTCTTGTGTGCTTTCGGAATGGCATCAGACATCAGTCCGATTAGCAGGGCTTTTAAGTATGCGCTTGATGAAATCACAAAGAAAAAATCCCCGGCTGCCACCGAGGATTTTAAGCAAATTGATATGCAATTCTGAGGGAATTACTGGATCAATCCACAGGAGTAATTATGACAAAACGTCGTAAGAAATACCAGGAAAAAGAAGAGATTCGACACCCTGATTCACCTGAGGGATTAGTGGTAGCCGCAGCAAATAACAGGGCGTTCGCAGAGCGCCTTGTTGGTGTTTACAGACTAGCCAAAGCAGGAGTGAAACATGGGCGTCGTTAAGTTAGCTGATTACAGGCCTCAACTGGAGGTCGTGGAGCATCGCGTGGCAGATACCGAAGATGGTTTCATGCGCGTTGCTAACGAGATTACCGACAGTCTGCTGATGGCTGATTTAACCGTCCGGCAGTTGAAGGTGATGCTCGCTATCATGCGCAAGACATACGGATTCAATAAGCCGATGGATCGACTCACAAACACGCAGATAGCAGCCATGACAGGTATTCATCACACTCATGTTTGCGCTGCCAAGCGCCAGCTTATTGAGCGTAAATTCCTCATTGCTGATGGCGTGAAAATCGGAGTGAACAAGGTGGTTTCTCAGTGGATTAGCCAGGACAGCTTAACATTAGCTAAAACAGCTAATAAAACATTAGCCAAGTCGGCTAATGGGTATAAGCCAAGTCAGCTAAACACAAAAGACAATATACAAAAGACAATAAATACAAATACCCCCTTACCCCTAACGGGGATGGCGATGGGCAGGTTAAACCTGAACGTCGCAAGGCAGAACGAATCGACTACGAATCCTTCCTGAACGCCTACAACACCGAAGTCGGTGACAGACTTCCACACGCTGTTGCGGTCAACGAGAAACGAAAACGCCGCCTGAAGAAAATTATCCCGCAACTGAAAACGCCAAACGTGGACGGTTCAGAGCGTATGTCAGGGCGTTTGTGCATCAGGCCAAGCCGTTTTACTTCGGAGACAACGACACGGGCTGGACGGCAGATTTTGATTACCTGCTGAGGGAAGATTCGTTAACGGGAGTTCGGGAAGGGAAGTTTGCAGACAGGGGGATTGCATGAGACAGGATATCGAAGCTAGCGTTATCGGTGGCCTGCTGATTGGTGGATTAACTCCAACCGCCAGTGACGTTCTGGCAACGCTGGAGCCGGAAGCGTTTTCAATTCCGCTCTACCGTAAAGCCTTCGAGGTTATTCGCAAGCAGGCGAGAAACAGAAACCTAATCGATGCGCTGATGGTTGCCGAGGCGTGCGGAGAGGAGCATTTCACGTCAATCCTGATGACCAGCAAAAACTGCCCGAGTGCCGCAAACCTGAAGGGATATGCCGGAATGGTCGCGGATAACTATCACCGCCGTCTGGTGCTGGAAATCATGGATGAAATGCGTGAACCAATCCAAAGCGGAACCATCGACGCATCGAGTCAGGCGATGGATGAACTTGTAAAGCGTCTTTCAGCCATCAGAAAGCCCCGTGACGAGGTTAAACCTGTACGGTTAGGGGAAATCATCACTGACTACACTGACACGCTTGACAGGCGTCTGAGGAACGGAGAAGAGTCAGATACCCTGAAGACCGGAATCGAAGAGCTTGACGCTATCACTGGAGGGATGAACGCAGAAGACCTGGTGATTATCGCCGCTCGTCCTGGTATGGGGAAAACCGAACTGGCGCTGAAGATTGCCGAAGGTGTGGCAAGCCGCGTTATTCCTGGTTCTGACGTCCGGCGCGGGGTATTGATTTTCTCAATGGAAATGAGCGCATTGCAGATTGCAGAGCGAAGCATTGCCAACGCCGGGAGGATGTCGGTTAGCGTACTGCGAAATCCTGCATCGATGGATGACGAGGGCTGGGCACGTGTTGCTAACGGCATGAGTCAGCTTGCAGATTTGGATGTATGGGTAGTCGATGCTTCGCGGTTATCGGTCGAAGAAATACGCTCAATCGCAGAACGGCATAAGCAGGAAAATCCAAACCTGTCACTCATCATGGCGGATTATCTTGGCCTGATTGAGAAGCCGAAAGCAGACCGCAACGACCTCGCAATTGCTCACATCTCCGGAAGCCTGAAGGCGATGGCGAAAGACCTGAAAACACCGGTTATCTCCCTGAGTCAGCGTTTCGCGCGATGTTGAGAAGCGACCAAACAAACGCCCGACAAACGCAGATTTGCGTGATTCAGGAAGCATTGAACAGGACGCAGACTCAATCATCATGCTCTATCGGGAAGCGGTATATGATGAGAACAGTAGCGCCGCGCCATTTGCTGAAATCATCGTGACGAAAAACCGTTTTGGCTCGCTTGGTACAGTTTACCAGCGGTTCTGTAACGGACACTTTGTTGCATGTGACCAGGATGAAGCCAGACAGATTTGCACAGCATCAAATGCACCTGCTGCGCGTGGCAGACGATATGCACAAGGGGCTGACGTATGACCATCTACATCACTGGGCTAATAACAGGCCTGCTGGTAATCGCAGGCCTTTTTATTTGGGGGAGAGGGAAGTGAACGATAGCTACCGACAGTTTGAAAACTGGTGGTCAAAAGACAAAAGCCAGTTCACGGGAGACGATGAATTAAAAGAGTTTGCCTGGGTGATATGGCAGGCATCGCGCTCTGCTATTGAACTGGATATCGACTGGCCCGAATCGAATGACGACCTTTGGAAAGATGGTGAAGAAGGTGCTTATGCGATGGGTTATGAGGATGGGCGTGACAAAACGGTAATTGCAGTAATGAAAGCCATCAGGGCAGCAGGAATCAAAGAAAGAATTTCGATTAAGCAAATATCACTTCAATAAATCGCTTTTAAGGCATCACAATCGCTCTGTGGTGAGGTAAGCACGTGCAAGGTATACCGATAAGCAGCGAGAATGAAAAATGCGTCAGAATGCGTTTGAGGAGGTTTTAAGAAATGAGTACGATAGCTGAGCTTGTCAAGGCTAATTTTCGTGAAGAGTTGGTGCGTTGGTATCGGTATCGTTCATCGTCCAGTTTGCCGCTTGATGAGTTGTATGAGCATTCACCTGCCGCACGACGCTATCCGCGTGACCGTGTTCTTCGACGGTTGTTCAAACTCAACAATGAGTTTCAGCGCAACAGAATTATCCGGAGTCTGGATTTAAAGTGAAGGAGTGAGCATGAGCGACCTATCATTAACCCAGCCAAAGCTAAAAGAATGTCCGTTTTGCGGCGGTAATGCTCGTCTGTGGGTTGAGGCCGGAATAAATATTGATGTGTGGGGCTATGCAGAATGTGACCTCTGTGAAGCCAGGGTGGCATGGGCACCATCAGTTGCTGCGGCTACTGAAAAATGGAACCGGAGAGCAGGAGATGAAGCAAACCTTTCTGCTTCGCAACGAAGCAATCAGAAATAACGCCATAGACGCCATTCTCTCACTACCCATCGACGACAAGTCACCCCACGAAGTCCACGTTAAAGAACCCAAGCGCAGCAAAGCGCAGAATGACCGCATGTGGCCGATGCTGAACGATGTTTCGCGTCAGGTGCTATGGCATGGTCAACGGCTGGCGCCGGAAGACTGGAAAGACCTGTTCACTGCCCTGTGGCTTAAGACCAAAAAACTGGAGCAAAGAAGTGCGCCTGGTATCGACGGTGGCGTTGTCATGCTTGGCGTGCGTACCAGCAAAATGCGAAAGGCCAGCATGACTGAGCTTATCGAAATCATGTTCTGGTTCGGCTCAGAGCGCAACGTGCGGTGGAGTGATGACTCCCGGCGAGAGTATGAATGGTCACAACGAAAAGGGAAGGCTGCATGACTATCAAATCAAATACGCCAGCACACGACAAGGACTGCTGGCAAACGCCGCTCTGGCTTTTTGATGCGCTGGATATTGAGTTTGGATTCTGGCTGGATTCAGCTGCGAGCGACAAAAACGCTCTGTGCGCTCACTGGCTAACTGAGGCTGACGACGCGCTAAATTCTGAGTGGATAAGCCACGGTGCAATCTGGAATAACCCACCGTACAGCAATATCAGGCCGTGGGTGGAAAAAGCCGCTGAGCAGTGCATACAACAGCGACAGACGGTAGTGATGCTTGTGCCAGAGGATATGTCTGTCGGATGGTTCAGCAAGGCTCTGGAGAGTGTTGACGAAGTTCGCATCATCACTGATGGACGGATTAATTTTATCGAACCATCGACAGGGCTGGAGAAGAAGGGAAACAGCAAAGGCTCAATGTTGCTGATTTGGCGACCGTTCATCAGTCCTCGACGGATGTTTACTACCGTATCCAAAGCGGCATTGATGGCGATCGGGCTGGGCGTCAGGAGGGCTGCATGAGGCGACAGCGACGAAGTATCACCGACATCATCTGCGAAAACTGCAAATACCTTCCAACGAAACGCTCCAGAAATAAACGCAAGCCAATCCCAAAAGAATCTGACGTAAAAACCTTCAATTACACGGCTCACCTGTGGGATATCCGGTGGCTAAGACATCGTGCG